GAAGCTCGTCCGCCGTCGAGATCATGTAGGCCGCGCGGGCGACCCAATGCGGGCCGGCGCTTTGGATGCGCTGTTGCCGTCCATCCGACAGGACCGGGCCGAACTTGACGGCCGGCATCAGGTGGAAAGATTGCTCGGTCGGCTTGATGAACGACGGGAACGTCTCGAAGGTCGCCATCAGTTGACCCTCCAGGCATTCCGCTCGCGTTCGTCGAGTTGCCGCATCATCTCGCGGTCGCGGCGCTTAAGCTCGGTGCGCAACTGCGCCACGGTGTCAGCCCCGGCACCGCCGTTGATGACGATCGAGGTCGCCATCGTGTTGCCGCCGGAAACCGCACGGGTGCCCGGCTGGCGAAGGGCGATCGGGCGTCCACCGCGCGGGATTGCCGATGCCCCGGCCGCTGCCGAGGCCCCACCCGCGGCACCGCCCAGCAACCCACCCCCGAACAGCGCCGACAGCGGACCATCGCCGAGGATCGCCGCCCGCAGCAGTTCGGCCACCAATTGAGCAATCGCCATCTTGGCCGCGTCGCCGCCCTGCATGATGCCCATGAACAGGTTCTCGGCGGCCTGCCCAACGGCGGCCATCGCGTCCTCGGCTTCCTGCTGCGCGTCCTTCAGTTCGCGTTGCTTCTCGCGAAGGTTCTCAACCTGCGCCGCCGCGTCGCCGATCTTCGATGCCTGGTCCTGTAGGGCCGCGCGCTGATCCTCGGTGAGTTTGTTCCACTCGCCCTGAACGGAATTGAGGAACTGCATTTCGGCCCGGTAGCGGGCCAAGGCTTCGCCACTCAGACCGACGGCGACCTTTTCCTGTTCGAGCGAGCGCAGGCGTTCGGCGGCGCGTTCCATGCCGGCCGCGAAGGGATCACGTCCACCGCCGCCACCACCGCCCCGGCGCGACGGGACGCCATAATCCGATGTGAGGTCGCGGGACGGGTTGATTCCGGGCCGCGGTGCGCGGTCCATGAAGTTCGATTTCGGGAAGTCCGGCAGATTGTCGAACCGGCCTTGGATTGCCTGTTGACCGGCGGCCTGTGCAGAGCCGAGCGCCCGCGCAAGGTCATAGGCGCGATCGGTGGCGCCGACGAGCAGGTCGATGATGTCGATGACATCTTGGGATGCGTTCGGGTTGAGCCTAACCGCGTCCATGAGTTCGCGGAACTCGATGACGTTCGGGATGATCCCGCTTTCATACTCGTCCCGTAGTTGCTGCGCCGCCGCGACCACCGCGTCGAACTGCTCGCGATCCGGGATGACGGCGTCAACGTTGTTCTGTGCGTAGGCAAGAGCCTCGTTGATCTGGTCGATGGCGCCGCCGATCTCGGTCCGGATCGCGTCCCCGGTCGCCTTTGTCGACCGCGCGAAATCCGCCTCGGCCACGACCGGCGACATGTCGAGATAGTCCATCAACCCCTTGGCGGCCTCGCCCCAAGCCCCGCGAAGGTTCTTGATCGCTTCCTCGTGCTTTTTGATCGCCGCCGTCGCTACGTCGGCGCCTTCCTCGGTATCCGAGAAAAACGAGGTCGCCGCATAGGCCGCGACGCCGATGGCCGCAATCCCGAGGTTGATCGGGTTGAGCATCGACATGAACGCCTGCCCGATCATGCCGACGGCGCCCCGGATGCCGCCGGACTGCCGGTCAAGGATCTGCGAGAACTGGCCCGCCTGTTGCGACAGCACCATGAACGGCGAACCGCCGGACAGAAGCCCGGTGGCCACGTCGTTGATCTGGAACCGCAGGTTCGTCATGTCGGCCTGAACGGCCTGTATCGACCGGCCCGCCGATACGGCTGCACCGCCGAACCCCTGCTGCACAGCGCGCCCGGCGGCCGTTCCCAGCGCCTTGGCTTCGGCTTCCGCCTTGGCAAAACCCGCCTGCATGGGCAGGAGGTTCGCCCGGACCTCGACCTCGACTGCTCCAAGCGTGGCGGTCATTGCTTACCCATCAAGTTGAGTGCATCGGCCGTCAGCGGCGGGGCGTCGTCATCGTCCATCGAGGCTTTCGCCAGCGCGGCCTTGCCTTCCCAGGCGAGCAGGATGTCCGACATGTCGCAGGTCATCGCGGTTCGCGGTGTCCATCCAAGCCCGGCGGTGGCGATCTGAAAGAGCCATGACCAGAACTGCTCATGGCTCAATCGGGGGAAGGGTCGGCGTCCTCGTCAGCCGCAGCCGGGCCAACCGGGCGGCCACCATTGGCCAGCGCCACGAGGAACCGCGTCACCGGCACGCCGAGCGCCATGATGCCGGTCTCGAACACGGCCCCGGGCAGCTTCTTCATGCCGGATTCGGCAAGCCCGGCGCCGGCCGCGATCACGGCGATGATCGCCTCGACATCGAACCGCTCGACACGGTCGGCCGCCTCGCGGATGCCACCATACTTCCGGCTGACGGCGAGGGCGGCCTCGATGGACGGTTTCAGGACGAGAGGGCGGCTGAACCCGGACAATGTGATTTCCACCTGTCCGGGCCGGATCTCGTTCGGGGCGTCCATGATCAGGTCGCCGCCTTGCGATAGATCGCGCTGTCGACCTCGACATTGACCGTCCGGCGGGCCACGTCATTCGCCCCGCCCATCGTATAGGCGTATGACGTGACCTTGCCGTAGAACATCGCGAGCGAGTTCGTGCCCGAGGTCGTGAGCTTGTCGTTGAACTCGACCTTGAACGCATAGGCGTTCGGGCTATCGAAAGCGGTCTTGAGGTTCGTCTGTCCGGTGTCGGTGTCGTCGAGCGCCATGACCAGCGACAGGGCGCCGCCGTTCGACGTGCCCTTGGTCTTGCGGACCCGGCTTTCGTCGATGACATCGAAGTTGATGACGGTCTTGGTGTCGCCGAACTCTCCGATCGTCGAGACGCCGTTGATGATGGTGTAGGACAGCGCGGCGAATTCGGTGACGGTGTCGACGGTGCTGGAATAGGTCGGGCCGATGTAGACTTTCGACCCGGCCGTCGCAAAGACGCGAGCAACCATGTTCGGGGTTCCTTCAATCCGGGGTTACGAACTCGGTGTGACCCTCACCGTGAGGGTGACGACGCGGCCGACGACATCGGCATCGTCCGTCGGCGCCGGGACCGGCCCGGATGCGCGGACATCGACCACCCGCCAACCGGCGGGCGCGAGGGAAAACCGTTCACGGTGGAACAGGTCGCGGACGCGGTAAGCCAGCGCCTCAACCGTCCGGTAGTCGTCCGGCTCGGCATTGCGGCCGTAGACCGCGATGTCTCGGACGATCATCACCATCGGCGTGTCAAGCATATCCTCGTCGGACACCGCCACGTCGGGCGAAACCACGATGACCGGGTAGGGCGCATCGGGCGGGATCGGACGGCGGGTGAACACCGGGAAGGTGCCCTTCCACGCCGTCAGGTCGGCCGTGATGGCAGGATCGGCGACGATGGCCGCCCGCATGGATACCGCGAGGTCGATCACCGCAGCGCCTCGGCGATCTTCTCGCGGACCGCATCCTCGATCTGCTGTCGCATCTTGATCAGGCTCGGGCGCATGAACGGGCGCGGGGCCATCTTCTCGGTGCCGAATTCGAGCCCTGGCGCATAGGACGCGCCGGCATTAACGATCGCGGCGAGGCGCGGCACCTCATACCGGGTTTCGATCATCGAGATCAGGCGGCCGGTCTGGCGGGCCGGGCTCTCGCCGGGCGCCGAAGACCGGTTCGGGTTGCCGGAATAATGTCGTCCCGACTTCGGGTCGTGCATCATGGTCCGGACGGCCTCGTCGTGGACCAGTTGCGCGCCATTGGCGACACCCGCCATTGCCCCGGCCCGGATGCGGGCCTCGATCTCGGCGGTGTTGAAGGTCGTCTTGCTCATGTCGCCGAGACCTCGAAGACCTGGCATGTCCACAGCGCCCGCGCCGGATCGGACATCACGGCCCTGACCCGCAGCGTCCGGCCGCGGAAGACGATCACGTCGTCCGGCTGCGGCTCGACCGCGAGAAGGCTCGCGAGGATGTTGACCTTGCTGTCCGTCGCCGGGATGCCGGCCACGGCCCGATAGGCGGCCGTGTAGTCCTCGTCGAATGCCTTGATGGCGTAGGACGTGACCGAGCTTTCCACCGGGTCGCCATAGGCATCGGCCGTCGTGGCAACCGTGCGCTGCAACGTCCCGTCGAGCATGATGGACGAGAGGGCGTTGCCGACGATGGTGGCGATCCCGCCGTCGAGAAGCCCCATCACCACCCCCTCGTCGTCATGCGGGACAGCGCCCCGGTGCCGGACATGGCGACATCCGAAAGCAGGCGATCAACCCATGCGTATCGGGTCC